TTGTCTGCTCGTCTTAACTTGTGTCCTTTTTGGATAAGTATTTCACCTATCGTTGGACCAGTATAACCAGTTCTAGACCATGCTGCTGTATCTAATACACCACCTATTGACTTANCTTCANTCATTTCTAAGTCTGTTATCTTATCACCGAGAGCTTCCCCTGTAAGACCTTTTTCGTATAACTCTCTATATATGATGATGGTCTTGTCTTCGGGGTCAATCGCAGCCCATAAGCAACAACTCTCAGAAGCGTATCCGTAGTCAATGCCTTTTAATCTTTCCCACCATGTAGGTATTTCAAAAGGTGTTATAACATGGATGTCGGGTTCAAATTCTGCAAACGCTGCACCTTCACTTATATTCCAATTACCCTCAAGTAACTGCTTACGCTGTACTGGAGGTAAAGAAAGTAACATGCGTTCATACTCGCCATCCTCTGCAAGAAACGGATTATCCTGTAATCTTGCTGGAATAAACTTCCTTGTTAAACCGTCTGTACCAACAAAAGTTTTATTTTCATCAGACGGGTCAACGTATCTCTTTTTAACCCATTGTGCTCCAACTCCTCCGGGGTTTGCTGTACATCGCAAAAATGTTGGTAGCTCTGGGTCTGTTGTTCTTAACCTAGATGCTAGATAATTCCAACCAAACTCTGTTGGTAAATGCGTAATCTCATCAAAACCAATCCAACTATATGCTTGACCTTGATAACGATATACGTCTGCATCTCTTTCTAAAAATCCAAACTCTATCTTAGCTCCACTAGGGAATTGCCATAGCTTCTCTACTTCTTTGAACTTAGCACCCTTAAATGCTTTTGGGTACAGTTCACGAGATTTATCTATAAGCTCCCTAAGCTCTGGCATTGACCTTCTTAGTATTAATGCTCTATGAGCACCAATGTGACAATACCTTAGTGGGTCGATAAGCATTGCAAAGCTTTTTCCCCCACCTGCTGCACCACCGTATAAAACATCTTTTTCGGATGCAGCTAAGAAATCTGTTTGTGGTCCATCGTTAGGCATAAATGCCACATGCGAACCAGTATCATCTAAATGCTTTTGTATTTCTTCTGGAAGAACTTTAGTATCTTCCTTTGATAAAACATTAGATGTTAAAGCTTTTTCTTCAGCTTCAGTTTCTTTTTTTATTTTAGCTAAATGTCTCGTTAGCTTTTTAACTTTCTTATTTTTACTTACTAATTGCTTCTTAGCTCTAATAGCAAGTTGTACATCAGAAAGTTCTGAGTTCTTTGGTCTACCACCTTTCTTACGTGGTTTACCGTCTTTATTAAGTATATAGCTCCCATCTGGGTTTGTCAAGTACTTTTCAGGATTTTTTTCCCAGTCTTCCATACTTCTTATCTACGTATTTTTTCAAACCCATCTTAGACATAGACCTACCGGTTTCTGCTTCTAACCAATCAACACCTACACCTAAACTAATCTCACCTAAATAAACTGATTCAGCTACTTCTCTTAATACATCTAGTTCTTGTGGAATAGCTTTTAAATAACCTTCTATTAGTCCATCATCTTCGTAACCAAAAGGCACTGTAGATGAGGTACGTCTTTTGTAATCGTCTGGAACTAACTTCATATCCTTAACTTGTCTTTCTGTACTTCCTTGTTTTTTTAGCAATTCGTTTTGGTTGTTTAGAGAACTGTTTACCTTTCTTGGTATCGGCTCTTTTCTTTCTCGTTGATGCTGCATACTCTTGTGGCGATAAGGCTTTGATAGCTTTTTCAGGTAAATAGCGTTCCCCAGTTTCNGAGGATTTTTTACCACTCTTAGTTCTCCACTTTTGTTTNGNCCANTCNTTTAGACTACGTTGACTTTTTTTTAGTGCCATGTTTCTTCCTTATTGCTTCTTTCCCTCGTTTAGCGATATTTGCTTGTTCTGTTTTACCTTGAACTTTTGCTCTTTGCTCAAGTACAGTAAGTATTTGAATCTTACGAGCATATGGTTTTTTAATCCTTTTAACTTTTGCGACAGTAGCACGAGCATCAGCAGGTGTTGCATACTTAATGCTAACTGTATCTTTTGGGTTCTCATCGGTATATAAACGTCTACCGCTACCCTTAGGCTTTTTACCTGTTCCTACTTTTGGGTCTTTTCTTTTTGACATAAGGTGCAGTACGTTTTCCTTGTTTGTTATATTTTCCTGATTTCTTTTTAGCTATCGCAATAGCTGCTTGTTGTGCTCTAGATTTAGCCATATTAAGTTGAGCAGTTTTGCTTCGTACTCAGGAAATAAAATTAAGCAGCTTTGTCGTGCTTGACACCTCTATAAATCATCTGCTTGTTAGTTTTAACAGGCTTCTGACTTTTTTGAGGAGCTACTTTTGTACCTCTATAAGTAAACACATTCACCTCCAGTTTGCAATTAAATACAATGTACATAAGTACATCACCNATTGCGTTCCTTCGATATCTCTATCTACTTCCGGCTTTTACAAGCTGAACGAAAATCTATTGATTATGACAAGCTAATTGTTGTTGTCGTATACGTTCTTGTAGCTCTGCAAAGTCTACTTGTTGTTCTTTAGGTCTAGCCACTATTTGTAACCACCGCCTTTCTTTTTGTACTCGGATGCTAATAGCTGGGCTTTTCGAGCTGACCATTGCCCGGGTTTACCCCCTTTGGAACCAGCTTTAATCTTCTCAAAAAGCCTCTTACGCATAGTAGGCTTCGTATAGTTTCCAGCCTCATTAACTCGAGATTTACTTTTCTTTTTTGTTGTTGTTTTCTTTCTTGGCATCTTTGCCTCCAAAAATTTTATCCCAGTTATCGCTAAACTGTGTATCTGACACTTGCTTAGCTCTAGCCTTGTTACGAGCCATTCTATTACGTTTGGCTGCTGATTTTACTCCAAAATGTCCTGCGTGTGGCATTAGTAAACTATGTTAGCAAATAAAAACACACAAACAATAAGCAAACTAAAAGTTAACATATTGTTAAATTGTTTCTTCTTTGGGACTAACTTTAACTTTTTTAAATCGCTGTAATATCGCATTACCATTTTACCTTATCTGCCCACCATGCTGCTGACATCTTGCCTTTAGCAATATTCTTAGCATGACGAGCTTTGAAAGACTTACGCTTGGCTTTCATTCTAGCAGACTCACCTTTCTTCGGAGCACCTGCTGTACCTTTTAGTGTACCTACCTTTTTACCCTGTTGACCAAATCTAATCGTTTTAATCTTGTCACCTTCTTTAGCAACAACCACATGCGACTTAGTTGGGTGCTTGGGAGTACGTTTAGGTTTATTATAACCGCTTACTCCTGCTTTTTCTAGCCTTGGGTCTTTCTTTTTAGTCATTAGTGCAATACCTCTATTGCTTCTTTTTCTTCAACATAGTGCATAACACCACCTTCAGTTACTATTTCAACAAACTCACCAACTAAGATTAGGTTGTTGTATTTAGCAGCTTGTTCAGCTTCTTCCCAATCTGGTGCAAGTATGTTGGGTCCTGCATAGCGTTTACCTTCATCTTCCATCTCAGTTAGAAATATCTTCATATTGGTCCTCGGGTAGGTCTAGTGGTGCTTTGTCGGGCATCAAAAAGATACCACTGTTCACTGTATGGTTAACATCTACCTTATCAACTTTAGTAACTCCAACCCTATCAAGTAGCGTTTGAGCTGCTGCAAGTTTATTATTAGCTTGAATAACAGGCTTAGTAGAGTCCATTATCTCAACAAGCTTAAAGGCTGCTCGTGGTGCGGAGTTTGCTAAGACCTCTTGAGTCAACTCAAGTATCTCATTCTTCAAAGTCTTAACCACATGGTGATAATGACTCTTGTACCCTGCAAGTTCAGCAGCCTTTTTAGCATCACCTTGAGTCTCAACAAGATACTCTAGAAACGATTGCTGTTTCTCAGTGAGTTCTCTTTTAGAGTCATTGACGACTGTTGGTAGTATTGCCATCCTAATAGTATAGTGATGGATACAAGATTTGTCAAGTTATTTAAAAAGTTCTTGACAGAATGCAATCTGGAAGCTATAATAACTTTATCGGTCCCCCGGGTCAATATATAGATATAGAGACCTACCAAAGCACTAAAAAGTCCCTAAAATAACCTCCCTAAAAACTACCACTAGTCTATAAAGATTAGGGGTACTTTATAGCCCGACAGTAAACTAGTTTTATAAGGGTTGAGGCAGAACTGGTATACCCTGAAAAGTCTGTAAAATGTATGAGTATGCTATAGATATATGGGTGGAGGGGGGTGGTCACCTGCGTACCCCATAGCCTTTGAAGTACTCTGTGAGCAACCCCTACAAGACTAACAAGACTTCAGAGACTTGGCAGACTCTAAAGACATTGGAAGAAACGAAAAGACTAGAAAGACTTGGAAGAACTCTAAAGTTCTACGAAGAACTAACCAATCTAAAACTAGTTGATGAGATTTACTAGTCTTTGAAGTGTTATAAAGTTAACATATAACTCTAAAAACTTGGTAGGTCTTGGGAGTACTTGTATGCTCCAACCATATAGCTAACATACTCGCAGAGCTCGTATATCAAGGTGCTCCTTTGTCGCACATTAATTATTATTGCTAACAATAAAAGTATGCAGTTTAAAGTTATCCACAGGATATTCAATAAAGTTATCCACAGCTTGAGCAGTTTAACTTCTTGCTCAGGAAGTCTAGGAGTGAA